AAGGGGTGAAAAGAAAGCGGAATTATAAACAAATAAAGTAAAATAATATAGGATCGATAAAACAAAGGATAATTAAAACTAAGAGTGAAAACAATAATATTTTTAACATTCTCCTAATTAATACTACTCTAATTATGCTATTGTCTGATAGAAAACAAGTAATAGATAAACATTTGATTCCCTTCATTAAAACTTTCAATGATCATTCAATCTCTCTTTCTCCCTAACATACACAGATGTTCATGCCCATACAAACGACACACATGGTCTATAAAGGGCTCAGTAATATCACACGCAGGATATCATGGGGATAATTGAAAGATTATCTAGATCGTAACAGTTCATAGCTTCTGGGAATATCAAACAGATTTAAACTTGTTTCTAGACAGCATAATTATTTCATATTAATTAGAAGAATTAAGAAACTACTCACTCATTATTAAAACAAACATAAACATATTATTATAAAAACTAAAAACATTACAAACTTACAAATTTCTCTGAAGTTGTATCCTCAGTACTTCAAAGAAAATAGCTTACACCAAATTTTTTCTTGTTTTCACAAATGCCGAACTTGGTTCCTTATATAGGAAAACTCAAGGGCAAAAATGACACGGAAAAATATAAAAGGATAAGTAGTGGGGGATAAGATTCCTTTGTGATAAGGTTACTTTCCGCCCTTACATTTTCCACCTTACATGTGTCCTCTATGTCTCTTTCACAATCACCGACCTTATCTTCTTCTTTTCATTGTTGTCGTCAGTGCTTACGTCTTCAAGATTCTTTTCTTCGCCTGGTTCTTCTTTTTCAATTTCTACGTATTCTTCTTCGTATTCTGGCAGTATAGGATCTTGTATCTGTACATTCTTCATTTTTGAACATAGGTTGCATATGTGCCGCATATTGATCTGCTTCTTGCTGAGCTCACATAATACTTCCATAGTTTTTCCCGTAAACATTGGATTCTTGATGCTACATCTTGGATAATTACCTTCTGGAATGGATAATTTTTTTGACCAATCTGATAATATATTTTTGACTTCTACATTTTCTGCTTTGTTGTGATTTGATAATATAAGTCTTCCATCTAGGTTGGAGTACAACCATACGTTTCCATTCAAGTTTTCTATTTCTTTTTGGATAACAAGTATCCCTAATGCTCTTTTTTGTGATATAAATTTTTTCAAATCAAGTTTTTCTATTGGTTGATGTTCATATACTTCATCATATTTAAGTTTTGAATAAGTAATTCCAAATTTAATTATTTCAATTTTTGGAATCACCCCTTTATCATAGGGTTCAGCCATTGCACTGTAAATTCGCATATATATAAGTTGTGCCTTGGTAACATTTCTAAATTTCATATAAGCAAGTTTTATATTTTCATCAAATAACTCTAATTGAGACGGATGCTCAATATAAAGCACTTGAAGTAATCCATAATTATATGCTGAAATTACTAAATTTCTATCAGTATAAATATCTGCTACTAATTTGTTGTAATCTGTCAAAGAATATAATTCTTCCAATTTAGGATGTTTTTCTCCAAGATAAACAAGTATCTTTTTGAAATTCTCCATATATTTTTCTCCCACAGAAAGTGGTTTATTTATTTTGACTATATTTTTCCACTGATATTGTTCTTCGACATTTTCAATTTTCTTTAATTTCTTATCAATATTTTGTATGATTTTGTCTTCAATAGAAGAGCTTAATTTTTCTATATTTTCTTTATGTAATTTTTTCTCTGGTTCTTTTCCATAGAGCTCTACTTTTCTTTTAAGCTCTTGTTCTTTTTCTATTTTTTCAATTCGTATATTTGTTTCAGAAATATTTTTTTCAATTGTATTGAGTTTCTCAAGTATTTGCTTCATCATATCTTCCATCAGTATCAGATGAATTGTACCTGCTCAAATAATCAGCAATAATATTTGTTTTTCCATCTATTAGTTGAATTTCGAAATTATAGACTGCAATTTTAGCTAATAAATATTTTATATTTCTAAATTCAATTGATTTTTTATTAGTATCATTTTTTATCCAATAATATACTTGTGAATTATCTGTTCTAACTAATTTATTTCCTTCACATGTAAATAAAGAATAACTCTGCAATCCTTGGTATACTGCAATCAGTTCTTTTCTATTAATATCATATTTTTGCTCATTTTCTTTAAAAGTTCCTGAGTTATATCTACATAAATATTCTATTTTTGAGTTTTTCGGTTTATATTTTAAACAACTACCATAAGCATTATTACTTGCGTCTACTTCAATAATCCAATTCATATCTTCTTTATTAATAGGATATTTCATTTTTATTACTAAATTTTTACTATAATCTTGTATAAGTTTTATTTTTTCTTCATCTTCTTTAGTCCAAGTCCAAATCTCTTCATCTTTTATTTTTAATTTTTTCTGTATAGGTAATAAAATCTGTGCTAAATGTGGTATAAAATGTCTAATCTGGTTTAATAATCCTAATATACTTTGTAATTCAGTTTTATTTTTTATTTTCGTATGTTTTTCTAATATTTTATTAATAATATGAGGCTGTAATTCTATACCTCCTTGTTCTATTTGGACTCCAAGGAAATCTATTTTTTCTTTACATAATTCTGTTTTTTTCTTACTAATAATTAATCCATTTGCAAGTGTTATATCTCTAAATTTTGCAATATGTATTTTATGCTCTTCAATAGTCTTAGAAAAGACTAATATATCATCAATATACACAATAATAAAATCATAATATGGTCTAAATATTCTATCCATAAATTGTTGGAAAATACTTGGTGAGTTATGATATCCAAATGGTAATACTTTCCACTGATAATATCCCTGCGGAACTGTAAAAGCTGTATATTTTTTACTATCTTCTTCTAACTTTATATGATAAAATCCTGATTTACAATCAAATTTACTATAGTATCTTGCCTGTATACTTCTATGTATTAATGTATCTTTATTTGGGATAGGATATTTTACTACTTTAGCTTTTTTATTTAAATCTTTATAATCAATTACCATTCTAGTTTTTCCTCTTTTTTGTTCTGAATGTTTATTTACTATAAAAGCTGGGCTAGAATATTTTTTATCTTCAAAATTAGTTTTTTCTTCTATAAAACCTTCTTTAATCATTTCTTCTATATGCATTTTAAATTCTGGTAAATCTGTTTCTTGATATAACATTGGTGGTTTATAAATATTATCTGTTTCATTTTTTAATTCTATTTTTGCTAATGTTTTATGTTTTTCCCATTTTTCTAATGGATTTTCGCCATATATATCTGTTCCTAATATTTGATTTATTTCTTCTTCTATAGGATTTCTACTTTCAATCTGATTTATTCCTATATTTTCCATTGTTTCAGTAACACTCGGGTTTCCTTTAGTCCATGGTACTAATTTTCTCTTCTTAGGATATTTTACTAAATAATTTGGGTATTTTTCATTATTTTTTGTAAATTTTATAATTCCTTTTCCTATGTCTAGTTCTATGGGACTATATTTATTATAAAAAGTTGCTCCAATAATAATATCTGGTGACATTTCATCCATAGCATATATATATGGGATTATAAATTTTTCTTTTGCTATCATTATTGTTATATTATCTGCTCTATATTCAGCAACATGCTTTTCATCATTAAATCCTCTTAGTACTAAATTTTCTGTCTTATGCCATAATTCATCTGGTAAAACTTTCTTTTTACAAATACATATATTTGCTCCAGTATCAAACAATCCATGATAAATTCTTGACATATATTTAGGTATTGATATTTTGATTGTCATATAGGTAATCTTATTCATCTAAAATGCAATACTATATTTTCTGGATGACTAAATATTCTTTTATATGTAGTTTTAATTAAATGTTTATTAAATCTTTTTATTACACTTCTTGTATACACATAATATCCATATGAATGATATATATTATCAACTAATTCTATTTTATGTGGTTTCCATGAAGTATGATAATATTCTATAAATTCTGGATTTGTACTATTCATTAAGGACATTCATTTGTTGTAAATCTTCTCTAATTTCGAAAATATCTTTCTTTATTCTATTAATTTTTATACATCTAAAGCCTAAATTAATTTCTAGGTAATCATCTGTTATACAATAGGGTTTTAAATTTTGTAATATGTTCATTCCTAATAATATTTCAGCTTTTCCTCCTTCTAAAAGTCTTAATTGATCTACTAATCCGATAAAATTGATTTTATATTTTTCATTATTTTTATCTATTAATTCAATTATTACTTCTGTGTTTCTGTCATAAATATGTTTTTCATTATCTGCGTTATATGATGTAACTACTTTAGATAATTTATTTGAAACTAATTTCTCATCTTCTAAGATCTTTGAACTTATATATGAATCTGCTGCTCCTGTATCTATTAATATCGGATAAAATTTATTTAATCTTCCTTCAGTAATTTTTCCAATAATATGAAATTGCTTATAATTATTCTTAGTGTTCTCTATCTTTAATATTTTTGGTATATCTAAAACATTAGAACTTTGTCCTTGTTGAGAATAATAATTTAAATTATTTAGTTCTTTTTGTAATTCTAAATTATGGTCTGCCTTTTCGATTTGGTCCTTTTCTCTCTGGATATTTGTTCTATCATCAAGTCTTAACGGTTCATTAAATCTTCTACTATATGATTTTAATTTTGTTCTATCAAATTTTCCTGGTTTACCATATTCTATATAATTTCTATTATTATTTTGTATTACATCTTGAAATATAGGTTCAATAATTATATTTCCATTATATTGTTTTTTATTTTTCACTATATGTTTATTACTTAAAACATAAAGATTTCTTAATCTTATACTAAATATTTTGCTATCTTTTATCATTTTAATTCCTTCTAAGTTCCAATACATTACTAAACTTTTATCTAAATTTTTATCTTCTATGCTTATAGAATAATTAATTATTTTTGTAAATTTTACTTTCTGATATATTAAATTTCCTATTAAAACTTCTACTAAACTTCCCTCTTGTGGATATGTTATTCTATCATCGCATAATATAATTTCAAATGGTGTGTCTATTCCTTCTCTAAAATATGCTTTTACTACAATTTCTACTGCTGCTAAATGTATATTTCTTATTTTATTTTGATCCTTGTCAGGTATTTTTTGTATTTCATTTTCAAAAATTTCTTGATTATATAATGGTAGGTTTATTATTTTATCTTGATTTTGTACATATTTTACATCAATAGGATGTTCGATATCTGTAACTATATAGTATTCTATTTCTTTCTTTCCAAATAATTTTTTAAGTTTATTATTATGAAATATTTTATCTTTCGTCATATTTAAATCATTTTCCATAATTTGTTTAAATTTTTCTGAGGTAAATATTATTTTATTTATTTTTTCTGGTTCTGTTTTATTATATTCTTTTATTATTCCTTCCATATTGTCTTGATTATTTTCTCCTGATGTTTCTCCTATAAACATATATATTCCTAAATATTGTTCATCACTATACCAATTTTCTTGATCACTATACCAATTATCATTTGATTCTTGATATACAAAATTTTGGTATTCTAAATCATCTTCAATATCTTCTTGATATTCAAATTCCCAATCTAAATTATCTAATTCTTCAATACTTATTGAATTTATATAATAAGGATTTTGTAATATTCTATCTGAGTAATTTCCTTTGTATTTTTCTTCTTCTTCATAATGTAAAGGTTGTATAACTTCTATTTCTTCTACCCATATTATATCATTTTTATTTGTTTCAAATTCTAGATTCTCCATCTCAGTATTTTTAAATTCTAAAGCTTCTAAATTATTAATTCTAGTTTTCTTTTTTGGTTTTTTACAATTTGGACTTATGTGTCCTTCTTCTCCACAATTATAACATTTACATGCTTTATGCGGATTTTTCCTTTTTAAGAATTTTTTAGGTCTATAATATTTTTTGTATCTTTTCTTATTAAAATATTTCCTTTTTATAGGAATATATTTTTTATAATATCTTTTTCTCTTATGAGGTCTTATTTGTTTACATCCATATTTTCCTACTTCATAATAGCTACAATCTAGATTCTTTGATAATTGTATTTTTCTAGCTTGTTTTTGTGTCCAGTTTTCTTTACATTTATCTGATATAAATTCTTGTAAATATGTCATTCGAGCTCCAATACTATCTAGTAAATTTTTACCTTTTATTTCTGATAAATATCCATTTAATACTTGTTGTCCCCATGGTTCTGGGAGTTTACTATAAAACATATTTAATATATTTTCTGATTCTGCTTCTGTATAATTTGCACTATAATAATATTCTTGAAATTCACATAAATATGCATTTAAGTTTTGATGATCCATACTACATATTTGTAATTGTAATATTTTATGTCTTGCAATAGATGTTTTCTTTTCATGTTTTTCTACATCTGATTCTATTCCTAATTTTCCAAATTCTGCTCTAAGTCCTAATTCCATATGAGTTAAACTTAGTAATGGTGCATTCCCTTCTAATTTTTGTTTAGCTTCATTTGTTAAATTTTTATACCATTCTTTTACATTTCCTATAAAAGTTCTTCTTATGAATTGTTTTGCTTGTTCATTAGATAATTGTTGTTTAACTAATGCTATTGACATAGATTGAGTCCATTTTTGTATTCTATCTTCTGCTTCCTCTGGTGTTGTGCAATCTAAATTAAGAATTTCTCCACTATCGTTTATGGTTGTATTCATATTTGCTTGATATGTAGATTCAAATTGTTCTCTTCTGTTTTTTATGTAATCTGCTCTTTGTGAACTTTGACCTTTATATTGCCTTTCTCTTCTTATATCTTTTTTGTAATATGGTGGTTGTGGTTTATAATATCTATAATTGTCTTTGTATTCATATTCTTCTCCTTCTATCTTAACATTAATTTGTTCATTATTATAATCACTATCACTTCCTGAAATTTGTTCTGTTTCGTTATCTGAAATTTCATTTATCTCTGATGATTCACTTATATCACTACTGATTTGTATATTTTGAATGTTATTTAAAACTTCTTTTTCTAGATTATCAGGATCTAATTCTTCTTCTAATTCCTCTTCTAACATCTGTATTTTAGTTAACTCTGCTTGTTTTTCGTGTTCTTTATGTCTTTGAATTTTTAATTGTTCTAATTCATTTTGTAAATTTTTAATCATTTCTAACATCATATCTTCTTTCTTTTGTTTTTCAGGTTTTATATCTGGTATTATTAATGTCGGGTATACAGTTTGTATTCCTTTACCTTTATCTTTTTGTTGTTTTTCTTTCCATTCTAAAAATTCTTGGTATTCTTTATTTTCATTTTCCTTTTTTAATTCTTGTTGTTTTTCATACTCTTCTTGTCTTTTTTGATTCCTAATATATTTTGCATATTGAGGTGTATCAAATATAGTTTCTGGTCTTTTATATGGTTTAGGTGTGGGATTAATTTCTTCATATCTTTCATATAATAATCCTAAATTATCATTTATTATATAACTATTATCTAATATTTTTGCTATTGCTTCAGTTTTATTCTGAACTAATTCTTTTTCAATATATTTAAAATATTTCCAATCTTCTGTTTCTGTCCTAATCATATTAATAGTATAAGTATTAGTTGGTATTATTGCTACTGTACTTGGTATATTTTTTAATGATTTTATTTCTTCTTTTAATTCATTTATTTGTCTTAATAATAATTCTTGCCTTTCTAAATTTTCTTTATTCATTTTCCATAACTTAAAATCTATTGAAGTATTAATATTTTGTAAATAATTAATTCTATCAGCTAAATTTTCTCTAGCTATTTTTTGTGCTTCTAAGCTTATTAATTCATTATGTTGTTCTTCACTAATATTATTCTGCATTAGAATTTGTGTATCTTTGATATTTAATTTACCTAATTTATTCCATAATAATTTATTAGTCCAATTCAGTTGTTTATGTTCTCCAAATCCATCATCTCCATGTATAATATATGGTGTAAAATTTGCATAAGTAAATCCTCCATACTGAATATATGAGTCTATAGGTAATTTTTCTCTATTAACTTTATAACTATGTTCTTCTAGATTAAGTTGTGTAAAATCTTTACTATCCATTATTATTTTTAAACTAAGCTCTGATACCA